ATTCAGAAAAAGGTGATGATCAACGTGTAGCTCTTGAAGAGTTTCTTAATATAATGGGGCTTAGTAAAAAAGAACTTGATCTCTATCGAGTAGAGTCTCGTGCAGCACATGATATTGCTGGTTTGGGATCAGTAGTAATAAAGTTACCTTGGGAAACAATAACAGAAGCAGTGGTAACTGGACTTGATAGTGATAGTAAGCCAATGTTTGAGAAGAAAGATGTATATGATGGTCCTAGACCTGTAAAATTAGCTTATGAACATTGGGCGGCGACACCAACAGCGGATACATGGGAGAGTGCAGGGTTTAAGTATCATAAGTATTTTCTTACTAAAGCTCAATGTGAAGAGAAAGTTTTTTATGGGGCATTTGAAAAGAAGGCATGGGAAGATATTAAGAACTCTCCAACTAATGAAAATAGTAATGCAGAGGAAGAAGAGAAGTTAAAAGCACAAAATATTGATTTTCCACAACCAGGAAAAAGTACAGATACTTGGACATTTTATGAATGTTGGCTTGTTTATTGGTATAATAATCAGAAATATCGTGTTTTTTATACTATTCATCTTGGTATAGGTGATGATGCTGGACAGGGTAAAAGGATGGGAGCATTCTTTAATTTCTATCCTAATAATGAAGAACCTTTTGAATTTGCTCGTCTTGGATATAGTGAAGATGGTTTAATTGGTTATGGTTTTGCTGAAATGGGGGAAATGTATCAAGAAGAAACATCTACTACACATAATCAACGTGTAGACTCAAGAACATTATCCAATACAAGTGTTGTTCTTGGTGGTAGAAATATTAATATGGATGCAGGTATTTCACTGTTTCCGATGGCTGTTCTTCCATTTGATAAAGATCAGGTAGAAATTACCCAATTAGGTCGTACTGCTCCAGAGAGTGTAAATGAGGAAGGTATGACGCTTTCTCTTGCTAAAGCTCGCTTTGGTACAGATACGCCGGGTAGTGAGGGTATGGGGAGTGGTACTGTTGATAGGAAAGGTAATTATAATTCTATGGGAACCTTTTCTATTATGCAAGCAGGAAATCGAAGAATAAATATAAATGTTACAGATTTTCGATACATGCATCTTAATCTTGGACAAAAATTTAGTAACATGTATGCTGCTTTTGGAATAGGAGAAAATAGATTAAAATATCTTGGTAAACAAGCAGAAATTTTACAAAAAGCTCTTGATAATCTTAAGCAAGGACGTATAGAACTACCGATTAAAGCAGCTACAGCTTCTATTAATAAAGAAATAGAAAAACAGACAGGAATGTTATTTAACCAAGTAATGCAACGTCATTATGGGGCAATAGCACAAATTTTACAAGGTATTGTAAATCCTGTTATTCCACCAGAGATTAAGGAATTTCTTATTGGTAGTATTGGTGGGATGTCATATATAATGTCTAAGTTACTTAGGGCATTTAATTATGATGATATTTCCCGTATGCAGCCAGAGAGAGAAATAATTAATAAAATAAAACAAGCATCACAACAACAAGGAGCTAGTAATGGACAACCAAACATTCAAGGAGCAACAGGTCAAACTCAATCAAATAACTCAGGACAAGGAGTACGGCAAGATATTGGACAGCAAGGAACGAATACTCCATCATCTCAATCAACAGGAACAGGTGTTACTGGACAACTTTTACAATAGCTATGCAATGAAACTTAAAAATCAATTAACTTATAGAAATATTAATAAAGATGGAATGGATGTATCAGATATTATCCGTGGACAAATTATAGCACTAGAATATGTACTTAGTATGAAAAAAAGTTTTGAAGAGGTTGAGCAACTTAAAAGTAATATTGAAGTTGCTCAGAAGGGAGTAAGATAATGACACCTTTGGAAATACCACTTACAGAAGTTGGGTGTACTCAAGGTTATCAAAAAGTAGTTTATGCTAAAGATCAACCTGAATATATACCTTTACCTGTTATTTCTGATGGTAATAAGGTAATTACTAAATGGAAGTTAACTAAAGAAGAATTTGAAGAAGTTGCTATTACAAGTGAAATTTATTTGGAACTTTTAACCTTTGGTCAACCTCCTCAACCAGTTAAATTAAGTACTAATCTTGAGGAGGTAGTATAATGGCTTGGGGAAAAGAACTAACAAAAGAGGATCTTATTAAAGCTGGACTAGATCCAGCGGATTTAGCTGAATTAAAAGCTAATGGTGTAAAGAAAGCTGATCTTGAAGCTTTAAAAACTGAACTTGGTACTTCATTAACTACTTCGATGACTGAGCTTATTACAAATCAGTTTAAGGAAATGGAAGGACGTTTAAAACCAGTAAAACAAAATGATCAACAACAGCAGCAACAAGATCAAGTAGACGAGCCTACTGAATTTTTAACTGATCCAACAGCTTATATTAATAAAAAAGTTGGTCAGGCTGTAGGTTTCGCAGCAATAAATACAACTCGTATGCGTATGGAGATGGCTCTGGAGAGAGCTAGGAATAATTATAAAGGTTTTAAGAATACAAAACTTACAGAAGAGATTTTAGCTGAATGGAATCAGTATAAGCCTGAAAATATGGCGGGGATTAAGGATTTTGATCCTGATAAACTCTTAAAGAAAGTACACGATATGGTTATTGGTGCTCATGCAGAAGAAATTAATCATGATACTAATAAACGTGAAGGAGTTTATAATCTTGTAGCTTCTGGTTCTGGTGGGGGCGGGGGTGGAAATGTTACAAATAATATTGATAGTTCTAAGAAAACACCAGAAGAACTAATGACTGATGAAGATAAAGCTATGGCTGCTCGTTATGGAATGACACCTAAGCAATGGGTAGAGGCTGATGGTGAGAAGTATCAAAAAGAAGATGTAGTAACGGTAGGAGGTAATTAATGCCACCACTTAAACCAAAGAAACAGGAGTCAGAAGTCAGTCAAGTAGATAAAGATTTACTTGGAGAAACTACTGTAACTGTACATACAGATACAACTAACGAAGATACTTTAAATAGTTTAGCTGATTTAGCTGATGCTGTTTCTAAAAGAATAGCAGAAGATAAAATAGATAACGCTATGTCTTCTGTCTCCGCTGATGCTTATAAAATAGGTGGTAGTACCAAAGTAACAGCTTCCACCGATAAGAAGGCATATCAAGGACCATTAAACCCAGAAGATCGAAAGAAACTTATTGATCGTCTTAATGCTCGTACAGCTACAGATGAAGATATGAGACGTATAGACGAATCAATGATTCTTGATCTTCCATTTATAAAAGCAGCGGATTTTTCTGTATCAGGTGAATTTAATCCAAGACCAAAAGATCCTGCTATTAGATTTCGTTGGGTGAATAATGTTAACTTTATTCAAGGTAATATGATGAAATTAATGGCAGATGGTTTTGAAGTGGCTTCTATAGATGATGTGGATGTAGTAAAAACTCCAATACATTCAAGAATGTTAGACGGAACACAGATTAAACAGTATGATGTTGTTTTAATGAAGATTAGTGTATTGAAACTTATGTCAATTTATCGACGTAATCTTGAAGTTGCTGCTTTTAAACTTGATAGTATAACATCTGGTCGTGGTTCAGAAGCAGCGGCTAGTCAATCTTTTAGTGATCTTGTATCTACTGATCCATCAGCAGTGTCAGGATATAATAGAACAAAAGCTGCATCTGGTCGTGAACCAGTTGTTTTTAGTCGTACATAATAGTTTTTAGGAGATTTAAACAATGGCTTCTCTTCTTGCTACACATGCTATTTTAGAAGTGGTAGAAACAAAACAAAATACCACTGAAATGACAGATGCACCACAAGAGAAAGCTGCACAAACTTTTCTTAATGGTACTCCAGTACAACTTAATGCTGGTTTTGTGCAAGCTTGGGATGGTGTTACTGTTGCTAAGGGTATCTTAGGAGTTGCTCTTGAAGATGCTCATAACCTTGCTACCAGTGGTGCTGGCGCTCCGGGACCATTTGGTATTGTAGGACCTCCGGGAACTGGTACTACTTTTGGTAAAGTACCTTATCAACCATCAGCAGTTAATATTCCAGAAGGTGCTCCTGCTAGTCTCGGGTACATTGATGTAGCAGAAGCTAATCCAGATACTATTTTTAGTGGACAAACAGATAACAATGGTGGTGGTGCTACTATACCGACTATTGCTAATATCGGTACACAATATGGTATGACAGTAGATGCTAATGGTTATTGGTATGTAGATTTTGGTAAGGTTACAGCAGGAACGAATACTGTTGTTGTAATGACAGGTCTTCATCCTATTGACGGATCAATTGCAAATGCACGTATTCTTTTTCAATTTCTACAAAGTGCTTCGCAACTTGTACCGTAATTAAATTAATAATAAACGAGGTTTCTATTTATGAGTATGGTCAGAGGCCAGTACGCACAGTTAATGGCAAAAGGGCAGCGGTACATTTTTCTTCAATGGAATGAAATGCTTCAACGGGAGTTACAGTATACTGCTCTTTTTAATGTTAAATCTATAACATCTCAGTATAATGATGAACTGGAATTTGCAGGTACAGGGCCTATGCCTTTAAAGCCTGAAAATACTCCACTTTTTTATACTAGATTGATTCAAGGTGGAACTATCCGTAGTATTCCACTTACTTATGGTATGGCTGCTCGTTCTTCTTTTGAATTACATGATGACGATCAGCATGGAGTTATTCAACAAGTACCTAAGGCTCTAGCTCGTAGTCAGAGATTCACTGAAGAGATGGTAGCTTGGAATATTATTAACTTGGGATTTTCTACAGTAAAAACAGTTGATGGTGTTAGTCTTTTCAATAACCAACATCCTCTCCTTGGTGGTCCGTCGGCTACTAGTTATTCACCGGGTATTTCTACTATTATCTCTGCTGCTGGTACTTATCCGAATCGTCCAGCTACAGATATTGATTTGTCTTATGCTGGTATTCAGTTAATGACTAATCAATTTCAGGGTATGGTAGATGGACAGGGATTGCCTGTACAATCTACTCCTAAACAGATTCTTCTT